CAGCTAAACAAGAATTAAATTGGTCAGTTCAAAGAAAGCTGGTTGGGGGTGCCTCTTACGAAAAACTTAAGCATGGACACATGGGTGATTCGTTTGCCGCCGAATGGATTAGGGTTGTAGGCGGCAGAACATCCAAACCTAAAGATAGTCCTCATCAAAAATTAGGCAACATCGTTCCTACTGCCTTGGAATCGACTGAACGTGTATTATCTGAAGGGGACATTAGGTTCGTTGCTGGCCGAATGTACATTGATTTCTTAGAAAAGTTTAAGACTTCTTTATCTGTGGATGGTTACCACACCATCGCATGGATGAACACAGAAGGTCTTACTGACATGGCGACAGGCGAAGCATACAAGTACGCCAATAAACAGGGACAACATCACTTTTGGCCGAACTACATGGTGACCGATCCTTTGGCTGTCAATTACAAAGGTGGAAGCCCAGGAGCAGGTTACGCAGTTGATCCTGATTATGAATTTACTTCTGATTTTGTGGGTGCTCCCCAATTCATTGAGGACATGGACAGACATGTGTTTGATGCGTTTCCTGCTGTGGAAGTACTAGAAGATCTCCCAGAGGGAGATGCTTTAGAAGAGTTGGTCATGCAACGGTCGCAAGTTGTATCTGATTTAGATTTAGCTAAGGGAGATTTCCAACAAGCTAAAACTTCGTTTGAGTACGCTATGGATCAAGCTGAGGTTGCTGCTGAAACAGCGGAACAGCGAGTTGCAGCAGCGGCTCAGAACCGTATTTTGGTTGGAGAGTTAGAAGCAGCGCAACGTAAAGTTGATGTAGCGGTTGATACGTTAAATACTTTGGGAATTGGTGAAGGTGTAAGTCTTTACGACATACCTAATGATGATCTTATTGACCTAAAAATAGCTACCAACATTCTTATCGAAGCTGACGGTCAACGCATACGTATGGCCTTAGATGAAATGGAAGATGGGGCAGAAGGCTGGTTTGATCTGCTCAGTTCTACTGCCGAGCAGCGAACAGAAATTCATAGGATCGGTGGAAGAGAAGCTGTTTTAGAAGCGGCTTTTTCTACAGGCATGAAGCCGATAGGTGCCATTGCACAAGGGCCACCAAACATTGTTGAAAGTATGGTGGCTGCTGAACGCTTCGTCGCCCGTGGGGGCGCTAAAGCGTTCTTCCGTAAATACGACAAGCTACACAACTTGTTGCGTGCTTACATGATCGCAAAGCCTGGGTTCCACGGCAGGAACTTTATGTCAGGTGTATTTATGAACCATCTGGCTGGCATGAACTGGTCGTCGTATCGCAGATTTATGCGTGCGTATTGGAAGTTCCAAGAGGAAGAAGCTGTGCGGTTGGGGATGCCTGATAGGGCATCCAAGATGCGTAAGGCGATGCGTGCTCGTGGGATCAACCCCAACAATGTAAGCGCTGAACATGTTGATTATGTGCGTGAGTTAGCTGAGACTGGTTCGTTGGGTGCTGCTGGTGCGCAGGTTGCTAGTGAGTTTGTCGATACTGCTGGACCTGGTGTTGGGAAAACTACCGTAAAGATTGGTGGGAAAAAGATCAATTTGGCAACTGCCATGAACCCTGCTTCTTCTCAGAACTTGCCTTTGAGGTTGTCTAGGAACTTTGGTATGGCTACTGAAACTTTCTTGCGAGGAAGTTTGGGGTTTGACACGTTGTTGAAAGGTAATTCTGCGGATGAGGCTTTCGATAATGTAATGAAATTCCATTTCGATTATGACGATTTGTCTGACCTTGAACGAAATGTTGTTAAAAAGGTTGTTCCGTTCTATACGTGGACTCGGAAGAATATGCCTTTGATGTTTGAGATGGCTGCTCGTCGTCCAGCGGTGTTCAATAAATACACTTCGCTTAAGAAAGAGATGGAATACGGGCAGGAGCGTCCTAAGGTTATTCCTGAGTGGATGCAACGTCAGGGTGCTATCCAGACTCCGTTTACGTACGACGGTGAGAATATGTTTATTCTTCCTGACATGCCGTTCAAAGCTCCGATGGAGCTTATTGAACCGTCATTGAGATTCGATAGAGATGAATCTGCTATGGATCGCATACAGACAGCGTTGGCTTCGTTTGGTACGCAGATCACTCCGTTGATCAAAGCTCCGTATGAGTGGAAAGCTAAACAGAATCTTTGGAAGGGCTACAACTTTGACGGTAAGTATCAGGTTGTGCCTCGTGCGTATGCGAAGGTTCCTTTCTTGATGGATATGTTGTCGTTGCCTGGTATCGCTGCGAAGAACAGTAAGGGCCAGTGGGCAATGAAGGATTATGAGCTTCATGCTATGGCTCAGTTGTTGCCAACTTTGAGTGATTTGCGTCGCTTGTTCCCTGATGAGGAGCGTTATCAGAAGCGTGCTGTGTCTACTTGGATTTCATTTATGTTTGGTGCTGGTTTGCGTACGAACACTAAGTGGGAGCAGGACCGAGAGCTTCAGTCTCGCATGTATGAGATGCGAGATGAAATGAAACAAGAGCGGTCTTTGGCTGGAGCTACCCTATAGGGACGAACTACCCTATGGGTATGCAGTTCATTTCCCGTGACGAATGGGGGGCCATTGACTCTGGTAAGAGGTTAAGCGAATTTCGCCGTGTCCCCATAGGTGTTGTTGTGCATCATACGACTGGTTCTCCGTCCTCTCCGTGGGATCGGGTCCGTCAGCATGACAAGTATCATGTCAAGACTCGGGGCTGGCGTTCTATCGCTTACAACTGGTTGGTTTCTGGTGAGACTGGCGAGATCTTTGAGGGTCGTGGTTGGAAGCAAGGTGCAGCTACGAAAGGGCAGAACTCTAAAACCACTTCCATTTCCTATATTGGTTCGGGTGACGATCTAACTGAGACAGGGAAGGAGGCGATTCTTACCGTCGTAGAGGCAATGCGGAAAGAGTATGGCGACCATTTGTGGGTCAAATGTCATAGAGATTTCGGCACCACTTATTGCCCTGGTGACGGTTTAGCTGACTGGATTCATTCTGGGATGCCGATGACGAATACGCCTACTGCTTTGGATTGGGATGTTCGGTTGGAAGAGATGGAGTCTTTGGGGGTTGATTTCCGTCGTAAGCCTTTACACCGTGGGTCTAGGGGGAAGAACGTGGCTACTTTGCAGGCACGTTTGAATGAACGCATTAACGCACAGCTTGTGGTGGACGGCATTTTCGGTCGTGCGACACAAAAAGCTGTACGAGAATTTCAAGCCAACTTTCCTATCCGCAAGGATGGAAATGTTGGCCCTGTAACTTGGCGGTACCTTTGGTCCGTTTAAGGAGATATTTTGTTTAATCTAGATTTTTTGAGAGATTGTTTTGAACGTGGTTTGGCTACGTTCTGCCAGGGTTTTGTAGGCGCTATGGCTGTCCCTGGTCCTGACTGGACGGATTCGTTGAAAATTGGTGCGGTTGCTGCTGTCATTGCTATTGGTAAGGCTGTTGCTGCGACTCGTGTCGGTGATTCGCGGTCAGCTTCGCTGGTCGGTTAATGTGAGTGCCGAGGAGGAGTCTGCTCAATGGGAGGACTGGTCCGAAGAGTACGGTTATCTTGCCTCGGAAATTTACACTGACATAAAAAACAATTCTCATCTGTTAGATGTGTCTGACGGGAATCATGCTAAGTGGCATGATGATTCGTTAGCGGTAATGATTGTGTTGCCGTTTGAGCACGCTATGGCGTTTTCTGCGGAGTCAATGATTAACGATTTTGAGAACAGTCCTTTGCACAGCCATGTGTTTGCAATAATCAGTGGCCTGATTCTTGCGTCGGCTGATGCAATGGACGACTCAGACTATGAAGTAGATGAGTAGAAAACTTAAATAGTCTCTGACGATTGGGTGTTTTTCTAATGCCCGTTTGAGTTTCCTTAAGATGTAGTCACGTTTACGTGCCACTGTTGTCTTAGGGATCTTGAGCATACGTTCGACTTCTCTGAGGCTGCGCCGCTCGTAGAGCAACGCATTCAGTAACCAGATTTCCCATTCGTCTAGCTCATCGAAAGCATCTAATACAGCGTTTTGTAGCTGTATGCGTTCTTCTTGGGATTCTTCTAATGCTGCGTAGGGTGCAGCTTCTTGAAGTATTTCTATTTCAGTTTGTTTTTGTTGTGGATTCCCTTGAGCTTTCCATGAAAGATCAAGAGGATCAAAGGGAAATTCCTTCTTGACCATACCTCCATGCTATGTCGGCTGGTATGGCGTAGTATTCCTTACCCTCTGGAAAAAATTTTGTTTGTGCTTGCAGGCATAAGTCTCTGATTGTGTGAAATCTGAGAAACGTGTGGCGATCAAAGAACGAATCGTAAAGAAATAACAAGACTTCCATTTGGTCATGCCACCATGACAGAGCTTGTAATTTGTCTAGCTTCATGTGGACTTCTTGGCTGCGTCCAAACCCTTGCACCTCTACTAGATAGTTTTCTGTGAGGTAGTCGGGTGTGTAACAAATGCGTGAGGGTACTTTGTCTAGGCGGAATGGTGGCCTGTTCAGGCCGTAGCGTGCGAAAGGCCAGGGGGCGACCTCTTCAAATTTGCCTTCGGATTGGTCGCCCATTTGGTTGAGCCGTTCGGAGAAATCTAGGTCTTGGAACTTCATGTTTTTTCTGCCTGTACCCAAACTACATCTCTGTCATTTGGAATGATCCCTGATTTCTGTAGCCCATCGGCAGCTAGTTTGATGTAATTATCAAGGTCGCCACGCAGCTTGGGTTTACCCCAATCTGGTAGCGCCGTGATTTTTACGTATGTGCTTTCGTTCGTAAAATGTAATTCTAATTTTACTGGCCCTTCAAATACTGGAGGGTTGTCGCCTACAGCTTCGACGATACGGTTTTCTGCTTCGACCGTTTCTTTAGGTGTGTAGGCACGTCCGCCACGGGTCATACGTGGACGGCCTTTTGTTCGGGGCCGTCCTTCTATGACTAGCTCATACGTGTCTGGTTGCTCTTTTTTGGGCATCGTCCACTAGCCGTTCCATTTGTCGGTCGCCGTCCCGTCGGCCCATAAACTTTGGGCCTTCGTCGTACCATTGGCCTAGTCGTGAGTCTAGGTCGTTGGTCCATGACACTACGTCGCCTCGTTCAAATCCTGATTCAAACATTGCTCGTGCGAAACGGTTAAGGAATCCGTGTCGCCCTCTGCCTGCTCCGTGTTGTCTGTAATATTCCACTGGCCCGTTACGGTACATCATTAACGCCAGTCCTCGTAGGCGTGAACCATCTATTCGCATGAGTGGTTCTTTGCTGTAGTCTCGGGGTGGTGGGATATCGGGTTCGGGGTCTTGGTATAGCTCTGCTGCTCGTTGTAGATCTTCTAGTGGGGTTCGCGCTGCTTCGGCTCCTATTATGAAATCCCAAATGTCGTAGGTTTCCCCTGATTCGGTGTTGACCATTACTTGTCGCCCGTAGGGTCGTTCTCCTCCGTAGGGGAGGCGAATGTAGTTTCCTGGTGGGCCGTCTAGCCAATCTGATTTAGGATATACAGCGTCGTAGTCTCCTCCTGCGAGTTGCATTACTGCTTGTAATGCTTTGCGCATGAGGGTGACGGGTGTCCATTGTTCAGCGAACACCCAGACGTGGTAGCCCTTACTGCGTGATCGTTCTAGCCACGCTGTAATTTCAAGGGCTTCAAATAGTTTGATTGCGTTTTTAGCAATAATTTCTGAATCAAGGTCGCCTTCGTCTATGTCGATGGCTCCCCACATGCACATCCATAAATCCCTTTTCATGTCGGAATATACGGGTCGTGAATCTAAAGGTTCTCCTGATTGTAAGAACCCTGCTGGTCCAGTTTCTTTCTTATAGGGGTCGTAGACCATCGGATAGATTCCGATCATCTCAGAGCCTTCTAGGTGCCTCTCAAACAGTTCTGTTGAGAGTGGGGTCCAGCGGCATCCGCCAGAGTCGGTGCCGTAGGCATAAGGGAACCCTTGAAAGACGTTACTGAATACGTTTGCTGCTGCGCTATCCATCGAACGTGCCTTGTTCCCATGTAACTCCTGGCTCCAGAATACGTCCGCTGCTGTCAATGGTGAGGTTTACCTCAGCTTTTTCCCCATCTCCAGCCTTGTTTTTCCACAGGCCAGCGGAAACTTCGTCCTCGTAATGAGCACGAGTTTCCTCATCTAGGTTGGTGTCATCCCACCTACGCCATGTTTCAATTAAGAAATGGCTTTCACTTGTGGATGCGTACCTGCCTGCTTCAATGCCGCCAGCTTTGCCACGGTTACCTGTACCTCTGCCAGATTGGTGAATGATTACTCCCACCAATCGCCAGTCAGATACCAGTTGCTTAAACGATTCGATCTTCGCTTGGACGCTAGCTGCGTCCCCAGCTTCGCCGCCTCGGATCAGTTCTAGGAAATCGTAAACTAAAACTTCTGGTCGTTTGCCTCCCCACAAAGTGGTGGATGCAATCCGTAGCGCTTTGTCTAGATCATCGACACTCATGCCAGTGGATTCAAAGTGGAGGTTCTTTTCGTCCTCCATGATTTGTTCCACTCGTTCCCATGCCGTCGCATCCTCTCGGATGAGTCGGTTCAACCATTCTCGTTGATCGAACTCCAACCGAATAGATGAATATCGTCCCCAAAACATTGTTTCTGTTTCATCGGGGCTAACCCAAAGTGTGCGATGGTTGCGATTCTTCGCAACCATGTTCATCGCAAGCAACGTTTTACCTGTATGCGATCTACCTATCAGGGTTACTAGTTGCCCTGGTCTTGCTCCTCCGAGTGTGGCCTCGTCAAAGGCTCGTACTCCGAAGCTCCATTCGTTGCCTGCGCGTAGGTCGTGTCGCATCCGACGTACTTGTTCCCCCTTGGGGGTGAACAGTCTGCGTAGATCTTGGGCGCTTACACCTTCGATCTCTTGTGGTTCAGCGGCAGGAGGTTCGGGGGCGGACGCAGTTGCCGCCCCCGTGACGAGATCCCTCGCCTCCTCCAAGCTGATTTCTTTAGGCACTTACGCCGACAAGCCAACCCTGTGGGTCAACTGGTTCAGGTCGTTCAGGCCATGACCAAGAAGTGTTCTTCTGTAGTCCAGCGAAGTAACCGCTCTTGCTTGCAAGAGGATGGTTACCGTCACCTTTGCCTACGTAGAATTGTCCATCTTCTCCGATGGACAGTCCCTTCTTGAGTTTGAAATCACCGAGTCCGCATTTCCCTGTTTTCGTTGTCGGGATATCTTTACCTCGCATTGAGTCTGCCCAATAATCTTGAGGAAACTGGCGGATTCCTGTTTGAAACAGTTTACGAATCGCCTGGTTGTCCATAAACGCAGATTCTTTGGACGCATATACAATCCCAGCACTCTTTTCAGCGAGGAATATCTTATGCACCGCATCGTAATCCTCATCTCCTAGATACTGGCTTTGTCCCCGAGGCGCAGTTGTCGCCCCTTGGAATGCTTGGGTTACAGCCGCTACCGCTTCGGTTTCTGTTGCCGCCGCTGGCGCTGCTGCTGGTTGGGGCGCTGCCCCTAATTGTGTTTTAACATCCCCAAGGATGTTCGCTAACACTGCCGCATTATCCGTCAGTGTTGTGAGAATATCCTCATTGGGATCTGTTGCATTCGCTGATACCTGTGCTGCTGTCAACTCGACAGCACCTTTGAGTATCACCTGTGCTTCTATGCTCGCACGCTCGTGCGGCTCCATTGGCTTCCATGCCATTACTTTGCGCCTCCTATGATTGCGCCTTTACACCGTGTCCACGCTGGACACCATTTCTCAGAACACCACCAGCCGTCATCACCGAGAGGATATTTAGTCATCTCGGATTCAACGACGTGGCATAGCCCTAAGACCTTTTGACGAAGCCAATCTGTATGGCTGTCGTCACGAACTATATCCATGCGACCGACACCCTTTGGGTGCATGACCGCATAAGAGAAATTAGAAATACCTTTAGCCCAGCAGTACGCCATTGACTGAACGTCCCAGCGTTCGTACTGCCACCGATCCCTGCTGTAGTCCCGACTAGGGAACTTCCAGTCCCATAGTCTGTCCTCCTCAACTAAATCAATGGTGCCAGAAAACTTGACAATCCTATTGTCATCTTCATGGAAAACTAAATTGAAATATTCCTCAACCTCTACGGGTTGTAGTTCTGGCAGCACCTCGGTGCGCCAGTTCTCGATCTTGCGTAGCCCTTCTGCGTATGCGCTCTCACCTGAATAGCTGTTCCATACTTCGATGGTAGGCAGAGCTTCCTCCCAGTACATCTCGAACGAGTCGATCATGTCCTGTTGTGTCATCTCGCCACCCGTCTTACGGGTGTTGAGTGCATCCTCAGCTACTGCGTGGCAGGCAGTACCTAGTGTGGCTGCGTCTTTTATTTCTTCGCTTACAAGGTTGAAGATAGTGTTTCGGAATCTTTCTAAACACATATCAGCAGTCTTTATTGTGGACTGCCTCACCCATGTATGCACCCAGCGACCTTCGCTGTCTTTGTGTAAGGGGTATTCGTTCATGTTGTCAGTCTCTCAGTGGGGTAGGACACTGAGTGGTACTAAGTACCCCCCAACCACCTACCAGAGGTTGGGGGAGACTAAGTAATTACTTAGTATAGCGGACACCTGTTCTGATTCCACATTACAGTTTCGTTACGACGCAGGTGTTCGGTTTACTTCCTTCCACGGTTGGTCCCATTCGTGCCACCGCTCACAACAGAGCGTGCAACGACAGCCACCTAGTGCGTAGGTAGCTATGAAACCGTGCCGTGTGAAATCGGATGGTTCCCATTCGATGTATTTCAAATTGCTGTATCTAGCCACGGGTTCTTTCAATTTCTTGTTTAGTAAATGAGTCATCTTCAAAGATGACAGGGTTATTTCTACTCATTGCTTTCTTCTGCCAAGCCTCCCGTTCCTCTTTGCTTATTTTTGTTTTTTTCTTTGGCAAGTTCTCGCTCCAATTTTTTAATTAGGTTTTTCTGGTCACGGACCTTTAATAGCAGCATGGCATATCTTTTTCTGAGATGTCTAACCATGCCAGCGTCGCTATTGTTTTCCATGCCTGTTGCAAGGACTAGGTGGTCGGGGTTACAACACGCCGTGTTGTAACAGTTGTGATGAACTTGCATCCCATCAGGGATAGGGCCGTTCTTGTAGATCCACATCATTCGATGTGTTTGTACGTTGTTCTTTGTGCCACACCTAGCGGCTATGACTTTGGAATTAACTAGCCCGTAGCCTGCACGCAGCTTGGTGCGTTGCCACTCGAAACATCCGTAAGGAGTGATCTTGATGTATCCATGAACAGGGTTCATGTAATGCTCAACACGTTCTTCAAACGTCATAGGCATTTGAGCTTTTAACGGAATGTCCGTACGTGGCTCACCATATTTAATGAAGTGAGTGTTGTGTCCATTGCATAAGGCAAGTAGACCGTCGCGTGAACCTGGACCTGTCCAAGGTTTACTAGACCTACGTGTGCCTGTGCATTGTGATCCGTCAGGCATGATGGCCCAACAGCGTTGTTTTCTGTATCTATTAGATCTTGTAGTCACCTGTACCTCCCACAGGTCCATAATTGCCACCCTCCACGGGTGTTCTCATGTATGTAGTGCGCCATCCATGTTGACTGCACCACTTCGTATCGTTTCGGCCAGTGTTTTTCAAACACATGGCCCCAATAATGTTCGTTTATTTGAAATAATCCATGATCTACCCCGTTGTAGGCACGGGGATTGTGTAGTGACTCGCACCACGCAATCCCCAGCGCCCTTACGCAGTCGTCTGCGAAGTATTCGCAAACAACTTCGGGGATCTCCGCATTCGGTGGCTCATAATTCACCGATGCGAAGTCAAGGATTGACCAGATAGCCAACCAAAGGTTCATGGACGTTCGGCCCATTCGCCGTACATGACTGACCAGACCATA